TTTCATTTCATTCTCCTCACCGGTGCCGCCACAGCCGCTAGCGTAGCAGTGGCAGCCACCAGTGTACGTCGCACAGATACTGGAACGGTAGAACCAACTGGTACGTAACTGTCGAACTTGCCACCGTATACGTTGATCTGCTGCTCAAACGCTTGACGTACCTCGGTCGGCGCGTCTTGCACTGCCTCGACCAGTGCGATCGCTTGGCTGTCAGTCAGTTCTGCAGTGTCGATAGCGTCGAACACTTGCACTGCTTGCTGCTCGTCTAATGTCGCTAGCACTGCCGCGCTTGTTGCTACGTTCAACGCTTCTGCCATGTTGATCTGCTCATCTACGACTGTCGGCTGTGTGGTTGTTGTCTCGATCGGCAACGTCATGGTGGTGGTCGTCGGTGGTAGACTCGTTGTTGATGATGTGGTTGCAGTTGTTGTTTCTGGTTTTGGCTGCGGTTGTTCTTCCTGTGGCGATTCTGTCGGCTCGGTCGTTACGGGTTCAGGGTCTGTTGATGTTGGTGGAACTTCCGCTACTGTCGTGGATGACGTGGTTGGTGGCAACGTATCAACGCTAGGCGGCTGAACGTAGACAGTCGTGGTCGTGGTCGACGTGGTGGTGGTCGACGTGGTTGTGGTCGACGTCGTGGTTGTTGACGTTGTGGTAGTCTCTGGCTCAGACGTCGATGTACTCGCTTGAATACTGCTCGTTGTTGTTTCCTGAAGCGTCGTAGTGGTGACTTCCGTGGCAGGCACAGTCTCGATCAGGGCAGTAGTAGTAGTGGTCGTCGTCGGTGCTGTGTACTCCGTTGTAAATGCCCATGTCGGTACGATCTCCCAGTCTGCAGCGTCGTTGCCTAACTGCCAGAAAAGCATAGCGCACGTACCGCCACCGTTCTCGTACACCCATGCGTCGAGCGGCGCTGCACCGTCAAGTTCTACACGATCGCTGTAGGTGATGCTGCAACCTTGATCTTGCCAACTGCCGAACTGGTGACCACCGATATCAACCCAGCCGCCGTCGTCTGATGCGATCGCAAACCGCACCGACGTGACACCACTGGGCAGTTCGATCTGTCCTGTGTAGTGCACCATGAACAAATCCCAGCCGCAGTCGCCCAGGTGATTCTGCTCGTAATCCCAAGTCCAGTTGATGTTCAAGTAGATGGTCTCGCCGCACACCGTGTACAGATCGTTGCTACGTGTCGGTGGTATCGTGTCGACGTGATAGCCGACTGCGTGCAGCCCTGCGGTCGCCTCGGCGTTTACCTGGCTGTTAGATAGTGCAAAGAACAGTAACGGTGTGAGCACTGCCCAACGTGCAGCGCGCGTCACTCAGTGTCTGGCAACGGTTCTGCGTAGACTGGTGCGATGAAATCGTCTGCTTCTTCGTCGTAGGTGAAGCCGATACCAGCGTAGGTCTTGCCTGGTGTGTCGAAGAACGTCTCGACCCAGCGACCAGGGTAGCGGTCTGGATTCTCTGCCATGAATTGCATCGTTGTGACGGCGATGTCAGTTACCGTGTTATTGCTATCTAACTGCACGAAATATTGTGACATGTGATCGCCTTTTAGATTCTAAAACGAACGTAGACTATTCCAGAGCCACCAGCACCATTTGCGCCGCCGCCACCACCAGAGTTTGCTGTTCCTGCCGAGTTTCTACTGCCGCCGCCACCACTGCCACCAGAACCACCAGATGTGCCTGCGCCACCACCGCCACCGCCTTTTAGCGTTGTGCCAGCAGACTGACCTAACCATGTTGATATATCACGACCCGCACCGCCAGTTCCACCGACGTATGACCCTGAAGCACTTCCGCCAGCACCACCAGCACCACCACCACCACCACCACCACCACCACCAGTGCCACCGTTGCCACTGTTGCCATAGCCGCATCCGTCTGCGTATCCACCGCCGCCATAGTAGGCATTGCCACCACCAGAGCCGCCGTTGCGGTACTGGCCGTTTTGACCACCTGTTTGAGTGCCGCCAGCACCCCCACCAGTAGCAAACGTGACTGTTCCGATTTTGCTTGCAGTTCCGTTTGAGCCTGGGTTGCCACCTGACCCTTGAATCGCACCACCAGCACCGATCGTTACAGCGGCATTCGCTGATAGGTAAACGGTGGTTTCCACAACTGCACCAGCCCCACCACCACCACCACCGAACTGCCCATCATTCGCACCTGCGCCACCACCACCACCAACGAGTAAACAGTCAAATAAACCAGCAGTAGTAACAGTAAGAGTTCCATCAGCAGTAAAAGTAAGAAGCGTATACGAAAGACCACCAACCGTGATAGTCGATGATGTTCCACCAGTCGCCACGCCATAGCCAGCGACTGCACCGATTCCTGCTGGTGCAGGCAGACCCCAAGACGAAGCGGATGGCTGAGCCACCAATGTGCGACGACCGTAGCGACTCATACGCTATGCGATTCGGTTGGTGTAGCCGCTGATCGTGACCACGTTAGTCGTTGCAGCGAATGCGCGCACTACTAACGCTGTGGCGTTGCCCTTCAGAATCAACCCTGGAACGATCAGGTAGAGACCGTTTTCAGCAGCAACAGTGTACTCGATCAAGTCATTCGGCGATGTCGTGCCACCCCACTCGACCGTGAGTTTCACAGTCGATGCTGATGTGTTCATGGCATAGAGCCAAACCTCGTCGAATTGCGACGTGCTCGTTGGGCCAGTGTGAATAGTCGTGCCTGGTGTTGAAGTTGCAGCGACCAAGATGGCCTTGCCATCAGTTGAACCGCTCAAAATGTTCTTGCTGAATGTGGCCATCGTTGTCTTTCCTTATCCGAAGATTTGTGTAGCCAGAATATTCTGGTCGCTTGATACATCTGTGTTTACTGCCTGCCATGCGCTGCCGTCATAATAATAGACGCTGTTGTCAGCGTCGACATAGCAGAACATACCTTCGGCCAGTGTCGGCTCTCCAACACCGCCGAACGCTGCATCGCGTGCAGCCGTCGTGCTGAACCGCATGATGGTTTGGTCCATCAAGTAGGTGTTCACCTGCGCAGCAGTAAGAACACTTCCCGATGTGAACAGTTTAGCACCAGCACCAGCCATAAGATCAGTCTACACTACGCCAGTGCGTTACTGCTATCAAGCACGCCGTACGTTGTGTCGTCAAGAATGAACTGGTATAGAAGTTCAGTGTAGCGCAAACCGATCTCCACGTTGTGGAAAGACGGTGAGATGGTGTGATTCAAACGCTCGATAGCATACAACTGCGTAACTGATGCAGGCGTACCAACACTGTACGTGCGCGTGATGCTGATGACGTCACCGATGTCTAGGCTGTTTACGACGGTGCGGTTCACGGCAGACAACTTAGACACGGCTACGGTCATACTATCAAAGAAATAGCGCGGATTCGCGTACAGATCGAGCAAGTCGTTGGCGAGCGACAGCGCAGCCGCGTCGGTCTCCAGCAGCACGTTGTCGATCGCGTAGGTCGAGATACCGTATTCGGTTTGGCTTGTCAGGTCTTCGGCTTCTTGCAGTGTACCGGCAACACGTGTCACCTGGATACGGTTGTAGAGCAGTTCTTGACCGTAAGCGATCGACAGCGTAGTGTAGGGGATGTTCGCACCCGTGTCGCTGAAGTAGGCGCTAACTGTGGCGAACGACGCAGCCAAGCGATCGGTGAACGTCAAGTCGCCGTCGCGTGCGATAAAACACAGACCGCTCTCGGCTTGTGCGATCTGCTGTAGATACGACAGCGCGTTGGTGTTGGCGTCGATCTGGTACGCGCCTAACGCGGCTGTGCCAGTGGCGATGTCACGTGTCGACGGGTAGTTGATTTCTGGCTGATCGAGCAGGTAAGTGACTCGCGCACCGCTCAGTTCTGCAGTCGGTGTCGTCGCCGTGCCAGTGTAGGCGTTCGCTAACAGCACGAAGTCGTCAACGACTGAGATGTTCACGGTGCTGATGTTGCCGAATTGGTAGTTCAGGTCGATGTCGGCGATGCGGCCGACGAACACAGTGACACCACCTGCGATCACAGTAACCTTACGTCGTGGTGTTACTCCTGACTGGCCGAGTGTCGCATCCCAGTATGGGCTTGACTGGTTGATCGGGTCGAAGCGTCGATCGTTGTTGTTGAGCACGATGTTGCAGCGACCAGCAGCGAACTCATCCAACTGTGCAGATCGACCACGTGAGATCGACAGCGCTTGCACGTAGGGCGAGACGTCATCGCCGACGAGCGTACCGTCGAGATAGTCTTCGTCGAGCACGCCTAGCGTAGCGTCGTCTAGCGTGAATGGGTTGACTGGGAAACCCAACTCCATGAGTACGGTGACGTCTTCACCGTATACAAGTGTCGACGTCATGGCTATGCGACGGTGTAGCGCGACGTGATCGGAATGTAGCCGTTGGCGCGCTCATAGTCGCGCAGGTTGTCGATGATCACGCGTTGGATTTCTTGCGCGTCAGCACCCATACCTGCAGTGATATTGTTCACGATCTGGATGTTGCGCGCTGCTTGACCTGGGTTGTCGATGAAGTCAGGTACGGTGGTCATCGTGCCACCTGTGGCTACGCTGACGATCGCGTTCTGGTTGTTGCGCGCCACCTGAGAGATCGCCGCACTGACAGCACCACCACCGACTTCACCGCCGACGTCGCGCAGTTTCTCTTTCGCTTCACGCAGTTTGTCGGTCGCTTCGATCTCTTTCTCGATCGCTTCGCGCACACGGTCGTGTGCGTCTTTCTCGTTGTCTTGCGCGGCAAGCAGATCGTCGAGCGCTTCTTTGTATTCGTCTGTCCCTTCGGCCGCGCCTTGCAAGATCATATTCTGGAACATCTGCGCGGCTGTCAGTTCATTGGTGGCATCACGTTGGTCGTCGATCGCGTCAGACACGGCCATCTTCGCGCGCATAAGATCACGCTCGGCGTCTGCGATCTCTTCAGGTGTAGCCGCCATACTGCGCTCGTTGGCGAGTTTGGTCTCGGCGTCAGTGACTGCGTTGACCGCATCGAACACTTCCAGTTTGGCTTCAGCCAATGCGATCTCAGCGCGACGGATATCGCTGGCTGACGCTTCTGGGTCGAGCCTAGTGTCTGCCAGTTCCCTCTCTGCGTCAGCAACGCGGAAGTTCGCTTCTTCAACGCTGTACTTCGCTTTTTCGATGTTGCGCTCGGCTTCAGCCACCGATGTCGGGTCGGCTTTCTTAGCACGCAACTCGGACAGTTTCTTTTCTGCTTCGGCTACTCCACGAACGGCGTCTTCTTGTGCGATGTTGGCGTTGCGCAGTCGTTTCTGTGCGTCTTCCACTTTGCGCATGGCGTCGAGCGCTTGCTTGCTGTCGGCTGGGTAGCCTTTAGTCACTAGGTTGAACTTGGCTTGTGCGTCTGCCACTTTCTTCGTTGCGGCCGTCAAACCGGCGCGTGCTTTGCTTGTCGAGTCCATCGCGTCACGCACTGCTTTTTCTGCGGCGGTTTGCCCCTTCAACGCGTCGACGTATTTCTGGATTTTCTCCTTAGCGGTCTCAACTGTTTTGCCTGCACCGCCACCGCCACCAGTGTAAGTCGGCACGAATTTGGCTTCTGTTCCTGCACGTTCGGCGTTGCGCACCGCGCGCAGGCTTTCCATAGTTGTAGCAAGCGCTTTGCCTGCGTTTTTCGCGCCTGTGGTGATTCGACCGAGTGACACTTCGCCCACGTCACCGAGTTCTTCTAGACCAGCACCGAACTTGTTAGCCACCTTGATCATCAGGTTGATAGCATCGCGAAACAAGTTCACGAAGTTGATCACGCTGTTGATCAAGTTCTCGATCATTCCGATCACGAAGTTGATGACCGAGTTCACGACTTTGCGCACGCCTTCAAACTTGAGATATAGCGCTGCGAGAGCGACACCGAGTGCGATGATAGCAGCGACTGCGATACCGATCGGGTTGCTAAGCAGAGCCACGTTGAACAGCGTCTGCGATATCGTAGCCGCGATGGTTATCAACCGCAACGCGACAAATGCAGCGGTCAACCCTAAGATGATGTTGCCGAGCGTG